ATGGCGGACAATCGCAAGTCCCGCCGTCAGGATGAACTGACGGCGTCTCCACGGTGTGCCCATGCCGGATGGAGCGCAATCTTTCTGGCTGAACTGGCCGCGACATCGAATGTGACGGCCTCGGCGGCCAAGGCGGGGGTTTCGACCCGCGTGGTCTATGACACGCGCCGCCACGATGCCGAATTTGCCCGCGCCTGGCGCTCGGCCCTTTGCGAAGGGTATGACGCGCTGGAAATGGCGCTGCTCTATCGCCTGCGGGTGGGCGAGTTGAAACCGCCGACCGGGGCCAAGCGAGCCTCGCGCAGTTTCGACAATGCCACCGCGCTGCGCCTGCTGGCCGCCCACCGCGAGACGGTCGCCCGCGAACGCGCCATCCGCGAGGAGGAGGACGCCGATGCGATCCTCGCCTCGATCAACGCGAAGCTGGAAAAGATGCGCGAGCGCTGGCTGGCCGCCAAGGAAGCCGGAGCGGAAGCAGGAACGGAGGCGCCCGATGAGCAGTAAGCCGCGCCTGCTGGAATGCCTGCTGGCCCAGCCGATGGCGCAAAGGCTGGCGGCGCTGGCGGTGCTGACCGGGGCCGAGCGTGCCGAATTGCGCCACCATTGGGAACTTTGGGCGCGGCCCGAGCAATTGCCGCCACAGGATGACTGGCGGATCTGGCTGGTGATGGCCGGGCGCGGGTTTGGCAAGACGCGGCTGGGGGCTGAATGGGTTCGCCGCGTGGCCGCCGACAATCCCGATGCGCGGATTGCTCTGGTGGGTGCGTCTCTGGGCGATGCCCGCGCGGTGATGGTCGAGGGCGAGAGCGGCATTCTGGCCTGCTCTCCCCCCCGCCGTCGCCCGCGTTTTGAGCCCTCGCTGCGGCGGCTGGTCTGGCCCAACGGGGCGCAGGCGACGCTGTACTCGGCAGGCGAACCCGAAAGCCTGCGCGGGCCGCAGCACAGCCATGCCTGGTGCGACGAAATCGCCAAATGGGATAATGCCGCGCAGCGGGCAGAGCAAGGCTGGAACAACCTCCTGCTCGGTATGCGCCTTGGCGAAAATCCTCAGGCTTTGGCCACCACCACGCCGCGCGCGGTGCCTTTGTTGATGCAACTGCTGGATCAGGAGGATGTGACCATCACGCGCGGGCGCACGCAGGATAATCTGTCAAACCTGCCCGCGCGCTTCCTCAAGGATATGCGCCGCAGTTTTGGCCGCTCGGCGCTGGCTCGGCAGGAATTGGACGGCGAATTGCTGACCGACATCGAGGGGGCGCTCTGGACCCGCGCGATGATCGAGGCGGCGCGCGAGGCCTGCGCGGGGGCAGAACCTGTGCGCACGGTGATCGGCGTCGATCCCCCGGCCTCGGCGGCGGGCGATGCCTGCGGGATCATCGTCGCGCAATTAGGCGATGACGGCGTGGCGCGGATCCTTGCCGACGCCACGGTCCAGCGCGCCAGCCCGGAAAAATGGGCCCGCGCCGTGGCCGAAGCAGCCGCAAAATGGCGCGCCGACCGCGTCGTGGCCGAGGCCAATCAGGGCGGTGCCATGGTGGAAAGCGTGCTGCGCGCGGCCTGTGTCACCCTGCCCATCCGTCTGGTCCACGCCAGCGTGGGCAAAGCGGCGCGGGCAGAACCGGTCGCCGCGCTCTATGAAACCGGGCGGGTGCGCCATGTCGGCGCCTTCCCCGCGCTGGAGGACCAGCTTTGCGGTCTGGTGGCGGGCGGGGCCTATCAGGGGCCGGGCCGATCGCCCGACCGCGCCGATGCCGCCGTCTGGGCGCTGACCGAACTGATGCTTTCCACCCGTGCCCCGCCGCGCGTGCTCGATCTGTGATTTCTTCGCCCAACCACTTGTTTTGAAAGGCGATCCTATGACCTTCCTTGAAACAATCGCTTCCGCCTTCAAGGGCAAGGGAGCCCGCGTGCCGCTGGCGCAATCCTATGTCTCGCCATGGATGTTTGGCGAGAGCGGCGGGGGGCGCCTGCCCTTCGATTATCACCGTGCGGTGCGCCATGCCTATCTGGAAAATCCGGTGGCGCATCGCGCGGTGCGGCTGGTGGCCGATGGCATTGCCGGGGCGCCGCTGGCGCCGACCGATCCGTCGCTGGCCATGCTGGTGCTGGAAACCTCGGCGGGGCAGTCGCTGCTCGAAACGCTGGCCAGCCAGTTGCTGCTCCATGGCAATGCCTATGTGCAGATCCTGAAGGATGGGCTGGGCTATCCGGTCGAACTCTTTGCCCTGCGTCCGGAACGCGTGACGCTGGTGTTCGGCAATGATGGCTGGCCCACGGGCATCACCTATCGCGTGGGCGAAAGGTCGATGACGATCCCGATGTGCGATGCCGATGCCTCGCCCAATATCATCCATATCAAGGGCTATCATCCGGGCGACGACCACTATGGTGCGGGCTGCCTTGGTGCGGCGGATCAGGCGGTGGCCACGCATAATGCGGCGGCCAACTGGAACCGGTCCTTGCTGGAAAATGCGGCGCGGCCATCGGGGGCGCTGGTCTATGATGCGGGCAATGGCGCGGGCCTTTCGGGCGAACAGTTCGACCGGCTGCGCGAGGAATTGAACCGGGTCTTTTCCGGCTCTCCCAATGCCGGGCGGCCGATGCTGCTCGAAGGGGGCCTGAAATGGCAGTCGATGTCGATGTCGCCCGCCGACATGGATTTCGCCGCCCTCAAATCCGCAGCCGCGCGCGATATTGCATTGGCCTTTGGCGTGCCGCCGATGCTGCTCGGCCTGCCGGGTGACAGCACCTATAACAATTACAAGGAGGCCAACAAGGCGCTCTGGCGGCTGACCCTCCTGCCGCTGGCCGACAAGCTGCTTTCCGCCATCGCCGAGGGGCTGGAGACATGGTTCCCCGATGCGCGTCTGGCCATTGACCTCGACCGCATCCCCGCGCTGGCCGAGGACCGGCAGGCGCTGTGGAGCCAGATCAACGCTGCCGGTTTCCTGACGGACGCGGAAAAGCGCGAGATGCTGGGCCTTCCGGCGCTGGTGCAGCCATGAAGCGCGAGGATATGCTGGCGCGGCTGATGGCGCAGGAAAATGCCGATGGGGGCGATCTGATCACCCTGCGCGCGATTGTCGAGGAGGCCAGTGAACTGGGCGCGGCGCGGATGCTGGCGCGCATGGGGCTGAGCGATGATGGCGCCTCCGATGACCTGTCGGAACTGCGCGAACTGCTGCGCGCATGGCGCGATGCCAAGCGCAGCATGTGGAAAGCGGTGATCGACTGGGCGGTGCGCGCCGGGCTGGCCGCGGTGCTGGTGGGCATTGCGATGCGGTCGGGCGCGGGAGAATTGCTGAAATGACGGCAGAACCTGAAGATAGCCTGCGCTTTGCCGGCTATGCCGCCCTGTTCGACAAGCGCGATGCGGGGCGCGACACGATCCGCCCCGGCGCCTTTGCCCGCACGCTGGCCGAGCGCGACGCCCGCCGCCAAGGCCCCCTGCCCCTGTTCTGGCAGCATAACCCGGACCAGCAGATCGGCTGGATCGAAAATGCCGCCGAGGATGAGCGGGGCCTGCGCGTGATCGCCCGGATCGACAATCCGGCGGGCGGCGCGGCCTCCGCGCTGAAAACCGGCAAGGTCACGGGACTTAGCTTTGGCTATCGCGCCCGCGCCTTTGACCGCGATGCGCAGGGCCGCGAATTGCGCGACATCGACCTGTTCGAGGTCAGCCTGGTTAGCCACCCGATGCAGCATGACGCGCGGGTTCACATGATCGCTTCTCCTTCGGCCGCCTGAACGCGGCCCAACCATCCCCTTTTCCCGTTTTTCGTCGAGCCGCCATTTTTGGGGGCGGCTTTTTTGTCAGAAAGGTAAATACCTCATGGAACATGAAAACCTCAACGCCGGTCTCGACGCCTCGTTCGACATCCTGGCCCGTCAGGAAGCCGCCGATGCGGCGCTGAGCGCCCTGCGCGGCGAGATCGAGGAAGTGAAGTCGCGCTTTCGCACGTCGCGCCCGCCGCTGAGCGCGGCCCATGGCGGCAATCATGAGCTGAAGGGCTTTGTCGATGGCTATCTGCGCGCCGGGCGCGATACCGAGCTGAAGTCGCTCAACACCGCGGTGATGGGCGATGGCGGCTTCGTCATCCCCACCGTGTTGGATCAGCAGATCGCCGAGCGCCTGCTGCGCCTCAGCCCGATCCGCTCGATCGCGCAGGTCGTCCAGACCACCACCTCGGACTATCGCAAGCTGATCGCCACGGGTGCGCCGCAGTCGGGCTGGGCCAGCCAGACCGCAGCACGGGGCGAAACCACAGCGCCCAAATTCGCCGAAATCATCCCCCCCTCGGGCGAACTCTATGCCAACCCCTCGGCCACGCAATTCATGCTGGACGATGCCGGTTTCGATGTCGAAGGCTGGCTGGCGGGCCAGATCGCCAATGAATTCGCCCGCGCCGAAGGGGCCGCCTTCGTTTCGGGCACGGGCACCAATCAGCCGCTGGGCTTTCTGACCGGCGCCACCAGCACCGCCGACGATACCAGCCGCACCTTTGGCACGCTCCAGCATCTGGGCTCGGGTGATGCAGCGGGCCTTGGCACGGCGCCCGATGATCGGCTGATCGACATGGTGATGGCGCTCAAGCCCGGCCATCGTCAGGGCGCGGCCTGGGTGATGAATGCGGCCACCATCGCCCAGATCCGCAAGGTCAAGGATTCGACCGGCGCCTATATCTGGCAGGCCTCGGTGATGGAGGGCCAGCCCAACCGCCTGCTGGGCTATCCGGTGGTCGAAGCCTCCGATATGCCCGATGTGGCCGCGGGCGCCCTGCCGATCGCTTTCGGCAATTTCCAGAACGGCTATCTGATCACTGAGCGCTTCGGCACCCGCCTGTTGCGCGATCCCTACAGCAACAAGCCCTATGTCAACTTCTACGCCACCAAGCGCGTGGGCGGACAGGTGCTGGATAGCGACGCGATCAAGCTGCTCAAGATCACCGCCTAAAGGCTCTCCCCGCCTGGCCCTTCGCGCTGCGACGCCGTTTCGGCGCGAGGGGCACCTTTTCGTTCATGCAAATAAGGGAGACCGCCATGACGCGTGTTATCGTCACGCCACCGGTCCTGGCACCTGCGGCGCTGGCCGAGCTGAAGGACTGGCTTGGCATCACCATTTCGGCGGACGATGCGGGTCTGACCAGCCTGCTCGGCACCGCGCTGGAGGTTTGCGCCGATTATATCGGCATGGTGCCGCTGGCCGCCACCTATGAAGAAACGCTTTGCGTGCCCACGGGGCGCTCCGCCATGCCCGGCCCGGCCGATTGGCAAAGCTGCCATTTCCCCGGCGACTGGCGCGGGCGGATTGGCAATGATGGCTGGCACCGGCTGGGCCTGCGCCCTGTCTCGGCGCTGATCTCGGTCGAAGCACTGAGCGGCACGGGCACGCGCAGCGCCCTTTCCGATACCCAGTATTCGGTGCGGATCGACGGCGATGGGCCATGCGCGATCCGCATTCCCGCCGCCATCGGGCTGGACCGCGCGGTGGTGCGCTTTACCGCCGGACTGGCGGATCAATGGTCGGGTCTGCCCGAATCGTTGCGCCATGGGATCATGCGCCTTGCCGCGCATCACTATCGCCAGCGCGAAAGCGCGGGGGCCGATGCCCTGCCGCCCGCCTCGGTCACCGCGCTGTGGCGGCCATGGCGCCGGATGCGCATGGCATGATCGCCGCCACGTTTCAGCCCGATCTGGGCCAGTTGGCCAATGTGCTGACCCGGCAGGCTGAAGCCATCGCCGAAGAAGCCGCCAATCAGGCCCGAAGCGGCAATGATTCCACCGCCATCTGGCGCGATGCGCGCCTGCTCTGGCCCGCCTTTACCGCCAATCAGGGAGGATAGGCCCCATGGAAATTCCCCTGCGCGCCAGCCTGATCGGCTGGCTGGCCAGCGATGCCACGCTGGGCAGCATGCTCAATGCCATCGTGGAGGAAGCGCCCAGCCGCACCGCTCTGCCGTGGCTGGCCATCGCCACCAGCGCCAGCGTGGACTGGAGCACCAAGACCGAGGCGGGCTGCGAAACCCGCATCGCAATCGAACTGCATCTGCGCGGCGACCGGCCCGAAGATGGCGCCGCCGTGACCAGCGCGGTTCAGGCCCGCATCGCCAGTCTGCCGCATGATCAGGGCACCTATCGCATCGTCACGCTGAATTTCCTGCGCAGCCGCGCCGAGGCGCGGGCCAACAACACGCGCGCGATGCTGCTGGAATATCGCTTCCGCACCATCGCTGTCTGACCCATTTCCTTTCAAGGAGGACACCATGACCGCTCAATCCGGAGCCGCCTTTCTGCTGAAAATCACCGATGGCGCCGCAACGCCCACGTTCAACACCGTGGCGGGCCTGCGCACCACCCAAATGTCGATTGCCGGACAGGCGGTGACCATCACCACCAAGGACAGCGCGGGCTGGCGCGACCTGCTTTCAGGGGCTGGCGCGCGCACCATTTCGGTCAGCGCCGCAGGGGTGTTCATGGGGTCGGCCGCCGAAACCCGCATCCGCGACAATGCGCTGGGCGGGGTGATCGACACCTATCAGCTCAGCTTTGAGGACGGCAGCAAAATGCAGGGCAGGTTCCTGGTCCAGAAGCTGGAATATTCGGGCGATTACAACAGTGAACGCTCATACACGATCCAGCTCGAAAGCTCCGGTCCGGTGGTGTCGGTATGAGCGGCGCCAACCCCTGGCGCGGCGAATCCAGCCTGATCGTGGCGGGCGAGACGCGCGTGCTGCGCCCCAGCTTTGCCGCACTGGTGGCCGCCGAGGAGGAGCTGGGGCCGCTGTTCGCTCTGGTTGAGCGCGCGGCGGCGGGACAATTGCGGCTGGCCGAGCTGATCGGCCTGTTCTGGCACTGCCTTGCCCGGCGTGAGGGCATCACCCGCGAACAATTGGGCGAGGCGGTGGTGGCACAGGGGCTGGCCGGCGTTTCGCCGCAATTGCGCGGCCTGTTGGGCCAGATCCTGCAAGGCGAAGGGTGATGACCGAAGGCGTCTGTTTCGGACAAGGCGCGCGAAGGCTGTCGGGGCTGGCGGCAAGGCTGCTGGGATGGCGGCCTCATGAATTCTGGGCCGCGACCCCTGCTGAACTGGCCGCCATTCTGGCCCCCGATGCCGCCCCCGGCGCCGCACCGCTGAGCCGCGAGGAAATGAACCGCTTGATGGAGCGCGACCATGGCTAACACTTCCAGTTCCAGCGGATCGGATACGGTCCAGAGCCTGCTCATCGACGTGCGCGCCAGCACGCAGGGCTTTGCCCAAGACATCTCCGCCATGCGCAGCGGCTTTGACACCACGCTGCTGCCCGGATTTACGCAGGCAGGCTCTGCGCTCGACAGCGCGCTGACGCAGGCGTTGAAGCGGGGCAGCAGCGGGTTTGGCGATCTGCGCACCACCGCTCTCAAGGCGCTGGCCGATATTGCCGCCAGCGCGTCGAGCAGCCTTCTGTCCAGCGCTCTGGGGCTGGAAAGTAGCTCGGGCACCACCTCAGGCATCTCCTCGCTGATCAGCTCGGTTCTCGGCCTGCCCGGACGGGCGACCGGGGGTCCGGTCTCGCCGGGACAGGCCTATATGGTGGGTGAACGCGGGCCGGAGCTGTTCGTGCCGACATCGGCTGGCTCTGTCGCCTCCAATGGCGCGCTCAACTCCGCATCGCGCAATGTCACCGTGTCGATCCAGCTAAGCGGTGGAAGCAGCGATGCCCCCGCCGCCATGCAGCGATCCAGCCGCCAAGTGGCCAGCGCCGTGCGCCGCGCGCTGAGCCAATCCTGACGCCGCAATCCTGCCCCCGCAAACCTGACAGAGTAGGAATCACCGATGGCCTTCTGGCTTGCCTCCACCCGCGAGGGACAGGAAACCGACTGGATCCAGCGTTTTGACCCGCGCTTCTGGACGGTGAATTTCCCGCGCCCAATGATGGCTGCGATCACCACGCCTGCGCCTGATGCGTTGCGGCTCGACGCCTGTTTTCTGACGCAGGGCGATCTGGCCGGGCTGATTTGGGAGAGCGAGGATACGCTCGACCATCCGCTGCTCGCCTATGCCGCGGCGCGCGATTATTCGGGTGCGACCCTATCATTCCGCTGGAGGTCTGGCGGGCTGATCGCGCTGGATCAGACCAATGGCCCGACGCTGACCATTGAGGGGCGCGATGCGGGCGGCGCGGCGCACACATGGTATGTCCGCCTGTGGAATTTTGCCAGCGGATCGGGCGAAGATGCGCAGATTAGGCTAAACTTTTCCGAGGTCTTCGGCGGCTGGTCGCGCGATTTCGGAATGGACCCGCTCTATCCCGCCGACATCGACCGCATGTTCATCTCCTTGGTGCCTAATGGCTATACCGCCGGATCGACCACGCCTTTAAGCGCCAGCGCCAATGCATGGGTGGAAATGACCAATATCCGCTGCACCGGCCAGAAGGCGATGCTGCGGATCGGCAATGTCTTTGTGCCGCCTCATGGGCTGGCCATGGCCACGGCCTATGACGACAGCTTCAACCAGACGCCCGCCCGCCTGCTGCGCTCTGTCCGTCAACTCGGCTATCGAGGCAGCATCCTGCACTATGTCGGGATGAGCCATTTCTTCCAGTTGACCGCATCGGGCGGCAGCTATCTGGTGGGCCTGTCGGGCGATCCTTTGTGCCTGCCCGCACGGGCTTGGCATGGTGAGTTCTTCGCCGCTTGCAAGGCATGGGGCTATTCGCCGATCGCCTCGCTTTCCTATGAAGTGCTGGCCGCGCATTGCCCGCCGGCATGGCAGCAGCGCGCGGCCAATGGCGATCCGGCGCTGACCGGCTGGTCGCCGCCCTCGGCGCTGATGTCTCCGGCCAATACGGCGGCGATGACATGGCAGAAATCGGTAGCCGCCGCCTTTGCCCAACTGCTGGTCGATGCCGGTTGCACGGTGCGCTTTCAGGTGGGCGAGCCATGGTGGTGGGTGATGAGCGACGGCCGGATCTGCATCTATGACGATGCGGCCAAGGCGGGTTTTGGCGGCAACCCGGTGGCGATCCCCGATCTGCGCGCTGGCCTGACCACGGCGCAAACCGCCTTGCTGGATCAGGCAGGCGCCATGCTGGCGGCCTCGACCATCGCTCTGGCCGAGGCGGCGCGGGCGGTGGCGCAGGCGGCGGGCGTGGCAAGCGAGACATTGTTGCTCACCTTCGTTCCCACGGTCCTTGACCCAGCGACGCCTGAGGCGCGGCGGGCCAATATGCCGGTCGGCTGGGCCAGCCCCGCCTTTGATCGGCTTCAGGTTGAGGATTACGACTGGCTGACCGCAGGTGCCGAGGCCCAGCGTCAGGCCGCCTATCAACTGGTCAATGACCGGCTGGGTTATCCGCCCGAACAGCAGGATTATCTGGCCGGTTTCGTCCTCTTGCCCAGCCAGTCCGGCCAATGGCGTCTGGTTGATCAGGGGATTGGCGAGGCCCGCGAGCGCGAGGCGCATGAAATTTTCGTCTGGGCGCTGCCGCAGGTCTGCCGCGACGGCTTTGTCGCCCTGCCCGTTTCAGAGGACAGCAACGATATGAACGCTTTTGACGATGTGGCCTATCCGCTGCCGCTGGGGCTGGACACCAAGATCAGCCCGTCCTTTTCCACCAGCGTGACCACCACGGCCTCCGGCTTTGAACGCCGCAACAGCCTGTGGAGCGATGCAAAGCTGAGTTTCGATGTCGGGCCGGGCATTCGCTCGGAACAGGATCTGGGCATTCTGCTGGGGTTCTTCCGCGCGCGGCGCGGCCCGGCACGCGGTTTCCGCCTTTGCGATCCCAGCGATTTCAGCTCGAACGGCATGGCCGGCACGCCATCGGCCAGCGATCAGGTATTGGGCACCGGCGACGGCTTGCTGGCCAGCTTCCCGCTCGCCAAACGCTATGGCGCAGATGAGGATGCCCAGTTGCGGCGCATCACCCGCCCACGCAGCGGCTCGGTGCTGGTCAGCGTCAATGGCGTGGCGCAGGCCAGCGGCTGGGTGCTGGGCGCGGGCGGGATCGTGCAATTCACCACGCCGCCCGCTGCTGGCGCTATCGTGTGCGCCGGGTTCCTGTTTGATGTGCCGGTGCGCTTTGAACAGGATCGCCTCGACATTTCGGGCCTGACCTTTCTGGCCGGAGAAGCGCCCTCCGTTCCCCTGATCGAAGTGCGGGAGGCGGTATGAGCCGGGTATGGTTCGCGCAGGAACTGGAAACCGTGGCCACCTATTGGCGCATCGTGCGCGGCGATGGCGTGGCATTGGGCTTTACCACCCATGACCGCGATCTGTGGTTTGATGGGCTCAACCATATGGCGGCGCCGGGCATGATGCCTGCGGCGATCCGACGCACATCGGGACTGGACGATGATTCGGCCGAAATCACCGGCGCCATCAGCCACGACGCGATCAGCGCCTTTGACCTGCAATCGGGCCGGTTCGAGGGCGCGCGCGTGGTGGTCGGGGTGGTCGATTGGGAAACGATGGAGCATCAACCGCTCTATCGCGGCGCGATCGGCACGGTCAGTCAGGAAATGCAGGGCTTTGTTGCCGAACTGGAATCGAGCAAGGCCGAGCTGGCCCGCGATCCGATCCCGCGCACCAGCCCCACATGCCGTGCGCAATTCTGCGACCGGGAATGCGCGCTGTCGGCGGCGCGTTTCAGCCATGAGGCAACGCTTCTGGCGCATAATCTGGACAGCAATCTGATCCATCTGACCACTTCGCTCGATCTGGGACTGTTGCTGGGCGGGACGCTGCGCTGGATCGATGGGCCTTATGCGGGCCTGTCGATGACGATCACCGGCCGCTCCGGCAGCTTCCTGATGCTGGATCATCCGCTCGATCTGGCGCTGACCAGCGGGTTGCGGGTGGCGCTGCGCGAAGGTTGCGATCACACGCTGGCCACATGTGGCGAGCGCTTTGGCAATGCCGCCAATTTCCGCGGCGAGCCGTTCCTGCCCGGCAATGATCTGGTGGTGCGCTATGGGGTGGCAGGATGAGTTCTGCGCTGGATCTGGCGCAGGCTGCCGAGGATCTGGTCGGCACGCGCTTTCGCCTGCATGGCCGCCACCCGGAACATGGGCTGGACTGTCTGGGCGTGCTGGCGGTGGCGTTGCGGGCGACCGGGCGGCCCGACGATTTGCCCACCGACTATGCATGGCGCAACGCCAATCCGCAGCGCGCGATGGATCTGGCCGGACGGTGGGGTTTTGTAGCGGTCGAGGGCGCGATCCTTCCCGGCGATGTGGTCCTGCTGCGCATGGGGGCGGCGGCGCTGCATTTCGTCATCGCCGTTTCGGGCGGCGGCTTTGTCCACGCCCATGCCGGCCAGCGTCAGGTGCTGCGCTCGCCCGCCATGCCCGATGGCGTGATGGTCGAACACTGGCGCCTTGATCCAAACCTTTAAGGAAGCAGACCATGGCTACGATTTTGTTCACGGCGATTGGCACCGCTTTTGGCGGGCCTTTGGGCGGCGCGCTGGGCGCCTTGGTGGGCAGCCAGATCGATGGGTCGATCTTTGGCACCTCCAGCAAGCGTCAGGGCGCACGTCTGCAAGACATGAGCGTCACGACATCGACCTATGGCGCCGCTCTGCCGCGCCATTATGGACAGATGCGGGTGGGTGGCACGATCATCTGGGCCACCGATCTGAGCGAGCATAGTTCGACCAGCGGGGGCGGCAAGGGTCAGGCATCGACCACCACCTACAGCTATACCTCCTCCTTCGCCGTGGCGCTGGCCAGTCGCCCGATCATCGGGATCGGCCGGATCTGGGCCGATGGCAAATTGCTGCGCGGGTCTTCGGGCGATCTCAAGGTTGGGGGCACCTTGCGCATTCATGCCGGGACGCAGGATCAGGCCGCCGATCCGCTGATGGCCTCACTGCTGGGCGGCGATCGGTGCCCCGCCTTTCGCGGCACGGCCTATGTGGTGTTTGAGGATCTGCAACTGGGCGAATTCGGCAATCGCATTCCCAGCCTCAATTTCGAGGTCTTTTGCGATGAAGGAACGCTCAATCTGGCCACTCTGGTTCAGGATGCGATGGAGGAAGCGCAAGTCGATGTGCCGGTCGATGGCATTCTGGGCTTTTCCTGTTCGGACCCGCTGGCCGATACGCTGGCGGCGTGGTTGCCGATTATGCCGATCGTCTGCGATGCCGATGGCGATGGGCTGACCATTGCGCCGCAGGATGTCGCGGCGGTACGGATGCTGGACGAGCCGGTCGCGGCCACCGGCACCGGGGATTTCGGCGGTAAGGGCGGCTATAGCTGGAAGCGCACGCCGCCCGCCAAATCGCCGCCAAGGTCGCTGCGCTATTACGATGTCGATCTGGATTATCAGCCCGGATCGCAGCGAGCCCCCGGCGGCGCCCTTTCGGGCCAGCCCAAGACGATCGATCTGCCCGTCAGCACGACCGGCGAGGAAGCCTATCGCCTGATCTGCAGCGCGGTGCAGAGCGATGACTGGTCGCAGGAAACGATCCAGTGGCGCTGCGCTGAACTCGATCCGGCGGTGGCGCCGGGCAGTTGCGTGACGCTGCCCTCGATTCAAGGCCTGTGGCAGGTCAAGGATTGGGAGTGGCGCGACACGGGGATCGAACTGAGCCTTACCCGCATCGCACCTGCGCAGGCGCTGATCCGGGCGGCCACCGCCTCCGGGCAGGCCAATCTGGCCTCTGATCTGGCGGTTGGGCAGACGCGGATCGTCGCTTTTGAATTGCCCTCCGATGGGAGCAGCACGGGCGATGCCGGGCTGATCTATGCCGCGCTCTCATCCTCAGGCAGCGCGTGGAAGGGGGCGGTCCTCTATGTCGATGATGGCACGGGGGCCTTGACCCAGATCGGGACCAGCGGGCGGCAACTGGCCACTTTGGGCAAGGCGCTGACTGTGCTGGCGGCGGGGCCTTCGCATATGCTGGATCGGTATAATGCGGTTGAAATCGAACTTGCCAATGCGGATCTGGCGCTGGTCGATGCAACGCTGCGCCAATTGTCGGCGGGGAACAATCGCGCCTTGCTGGGCACGGAAATCGTGCAATTTGGTCGGGCGGTGCCGCTGGGCGGTGCGCGGTGGCGGCTGGAGCAATTGCTGCGCGGGCGCGCCGGAACCGAAGCGGCCATCGGCAACCATGCCATCGACGAGCCTTTCGTCCTCCTCGATGACACCGTCATCGAGTTGGACAAGAGCAAGCTGGGCAGTTCAACCGGCAGCCTGATCGCGGCCATGGGGCTGGGCGACAGCGATCCGGTCGAAACCGCGATTGTCTGTCGCGGGATCGCCACGCGCCCCCTCTCGCCCGTGCAGGGGCAGGCAGCGCTGCAATCGGATGGCTCGCTGGGCCTGAGTTGGACACGACGGGCGCGCGGGGCCTGGGTCTGGTCCGACTATGTCGATGTCCCGCTCAAGGAGGAAAAGGAAGCCTATCAGGTCGGTTATGGCGCGACCTCGGCCCCCTACGCCTTTTGGGAGGTAACTTCGGCCAGCCTGATTCTTACCGCCGCGACGCAAAGCGATCTGGTTTCCGCCCATGGTCATGGTGCCCTGTGGGTCAAACAGATCGGCACCTATCAGGCCTCCGATGCTCTGCACTTGTTCGACCTGTGA